CCCGAGGTCTACTCGCTTGAGGCCCTCAAGGCGATCCGCGCGCGCGGCGAGCACGGCTGGTGGTCGCTGTACCAACAACGGCCGTTCCCGCGTGGCGGCGGCATGTTCAAGCGCGACTGGTTCGCGGTCGTCGACCGTGCCCCGTCCGGCGGCATCGTCGCGCGCGGATGGGACCTCGCAGCGTCGACAGAGCGAGACAGCGCGGCGACGGCGGGTGTCAAGCTGCGGCTCGCTGGCGGGCGTGTCTACGTGGAGGATGTCGCGTGGATCAAGGGCACGCCCCACGAGGTGGAGCAGCTCATCGTTGCGACGGCGCAGCAGGATGGTCGCGAATGCGTGCAGGACTTGCCGCAGGATCCCGGTCAGGCCGGCAAGTCGCAGAAGTCCTACCTCGCCTCGAAGCTGCATGGCTACACAGCATTCTTCTCGCCCGAGACCGGCAGCAAGGAACTCCGAGCCGAGCCGTTCGCGGCGCAAGCGCAAGCCCTGAACGTCTCGCTCGTGCGTGCGAACTGGAACGGACCCTACCTCGACGAGATCGAGGGATTCCCCGCGGGCCGCTTGCGCGATCGAGTAGATGCGACGAGTAGGGCGTATGCGCGGCTGGTCGCTGGTGGTGGTGACGTTGTGATCGACGGCGGCATGTCCGGCTGACATAGGCTAATCGACCCGCTGCTCCTCGGCGGGCGATTGCTTGTGACGCGAACCAATGGGGCGTCCAGGCAATCCCAACATGCGTAAGGGCGCACCGAGCGTGAACCCCGAGGGTCGCGGTATCTCCAAGGCTAAGGGCTCTCAGCCTGCCGGCGGCGATGGCGTAGCGTCATACAACGGCTATGTCCTCAGCGGCGAGCGCAACTCCGACCTGCTCTCGCCGTGGAAGAAGTGGGTCACCTACGCGAACGCGCTCAACAAGCCGATCGTTGCAACGGGCATCCGCTACTTCACGAACCTGCTGAGCGGAACGGACTGGCACGTTGAGCCCAACGAGGTGGGCGGTCCGGGGGCGATGAAGGGCGCCGATGTTGTTACCAAGGGGCTGATCGAGGCGCCGCTCGCGAAGCCGTGGCCGCAGATTGTCCGCAAGCAGGCGCTCTACCGAATGCTTGGCAACGCGATCCACGCCACCGCGATGCGCCGTCGCAAGGATGGGATGATCGTGTTCTCGGCGATCGAGCATCGGCCGCAGCACACGATCGAGCGCTGGAACCGCCCTGACGAGTTTTCGCCGTGGGAGTCGGTGTCACAGCGGCTGCTCCAGCGCGGCGATCTCGTCGACATCCCGCTCGATGAGTGCTGGTACTCCGTCGATGACACGATCAGCGACAGCCCTGATGGCGTGGGCCTGTTGCGCCACATCATCGAGCACGTTCGCCGCCTCGAGATTTACGAAGCGCTCGAGGGCAAGGCGTACACCGAGGATCTCGGCGGAATCCCGATTGGCCGCGCGCCGCTCGCCGAGATCGAGAAGGCGAACACGGGCAAGTCGGCGGCGGACATCGCCGCCGACAAGATGACGCGCACCAAGACGCTTCGCGAGGTCCTCGACAACCGCAAGAAGACGCCTGAGTTGAGTCAGTGGCTACTCCTCGACAGCGACACCTACAACAACGCGGACCAGAGCAAGACGAACGTTCCGAAGTGGGCGATCGAGAATCTCAAGAGCGAGACCGCGAACCTGCCCGACATCAACCAGGTGATCACGCGGGTTCGGTTCGAGATCGCATGCACGCTCGGCATCGAATGGGTGCTGCTGGGCTCCGGTGATAACGGCTCGTTCGCGCTGAGCGCCGACAAAACGTCAATGTTCGCCTCGACACTGCAGACCACGCTCACCGAGCTCGCATATTCGGCGACCAACCAGCTCGCGCGGCGCCTCATCGCTGCGAATGGGCTCGATCCGGACACCTGCACACCCAAGCTTGTCGCCGAGCCGATCAGCACAGATGCGATCGAGACATGCACCCGGTCCCTGGCCAATCTCGCGCTCGCCGGCCTGCCGCCGAACGATCCGGCTCGCAACGTCATCCGCTCGCGGTTGCGGCTGCCACCCGAGCCGGACAACGCATACGATCTCGTGCGGCCGTCGCGGCTCGTGCCGGCCGTCGGCGATCCGAGCGTGCCGCCACCGGGTGAAGCGGAGGTGGATCCGCAGGCGGCTGCCGGTGCCGAGCAGGGCGCTGCGGCGAAGCCCGAAGCAGCGGCCACCGACGCGAAGCCGGCCAAGGCCAAGGAGCCGCCGCTCGTCGAGCTGCGCAAGATGGTCAAAAAGCAGGACGACGGCTGGCACGTCTACTCCAAGGACGGCACGAAGCATCTCGGCGGCCCGTACGCGACAAAGAAGCAGGCGCTCGCGCGGCTGGCCGAAGTGGAGGCGCACGCGAGCAGTACGGGGGCATCATGAGCGAAGATCTCACCGTCACCGGATCGACCACGCCCGTCACGGTCTACGGCACGCTGGCAGCGGCCAAGGACTACATCCTGTCGATGTTCGGCTCAACGTACGACGCGTGGACAGGACTAACCGACGACGTCAAGAAGAAGACCCTAATCGCCGCGACCCGCTACCTCGACTCGATGCAGTGGGACGCAACGACCGCAGGTGAGTTCGCGACGCGCGATCTCATCGCGGCATTCCCGCAGGCCGAGTACGAACTCGCCGTACTGATCTACGACGATTCGACGCTCACGCAGAGCGCGGATACGGGCACGAACGTCCGCGCCGTCGGCGCTGGCAGCGCGCGCGTCGAGTTCTTTGCGCCGCAGTCGCTGCAGATCGGCAACGCAACCACGATGCCGCCGCTGATCATGCGGCTGGTCGGGCAGTACCTCGCCTCCACGGCGGCATCGTCGAGTGATGGCGCGCTAGGCCAGGCTGGTGACTGCGAAAGCCCGTTCGATGATGAGGCCGAATACCTGCGGTGGTGGCCGTTCTAGATGGGCGTGAACATTCCCAAACTCCTGCTCAAGAGCCTCAAGTCCCAGGCGTCGACCGTCGGGCTCAAGGCGGCGACGCTGACGCGCCCGACACCCGGCACGCGCACACCGGGCGCCCTCAGTGGCGGCACGAACCCGACCACGACGACCTACGTCTGCCAGGCGATGATTGAAGTGCTCACTATCGGCGATATGCCGGCGACGCTCGTCCAGGAGAATGATCGGAAGATCGGCATCCTCGGCGCGTCGCTGCCGTCGGGGATCATTCCGAGGGTGCAGGATCAGATCACGCTGGCTGACGTCGACGGCGTGAGCAAAACGTTCCGGTTGGTCGCTCCGGTGAGCGGTGACGGCGTCGGCGCGCTGTACGAGTTCCAGGCAAGGAAGTAGCGCATGTCCGAGCGCGACATGGCCACACTGCTCGATTTGGTCGAGCGGCATCTCGGGGGGCAGTGGGTGGATCTCGTGGAGTGGTTGCGCGAAAGGAACGCCCTTGAGGACATCGAGCAGCGACTCGCACGGGGCGATTACCGCGGCGTGATCCAGGCGGTCGATGATGCGGCGCTCAAGTTCGCCGCCGAGACGCATGCGGCGTATGTCCAGTCGGGGCAGACCGCGGCGCAGTGGCTCGACGATCAGCCCGCGCTCGCCGATTCGCTCGTCCGGTTCGATCAGACGAGCCCCGAGGTCCTGCGCGCGGCGCAGCAGAACCAGCTCGAGTGGGTGCGCGATCTGACGACGGAGACCCGTCAGGTCGTGAATCAGGTGCTCGTCGATGGCACGCAGCGATCCGCGAATCCGCGCGAGATTGCCCGTGACCTGCGCGATTCGATCGGGCTCACGCCTCAGCAGGAGCAAGCGGTGCGCTCGTATCGTCAGGCGCTCGAGCAGCAGGACTGGAGCAACGCTTTAGGGCGTGAACTCTCCAGCGGACACAGCGACCGGACGATCGCTGCCGCGCGCGATGCGGATCGGGCGTTGACGCAGAACCAGATCGATCTTGCCGTCGAGCGTTATCGTCAGGCCCAGGTGTCGGCGCGGGCCGAGGCCATCGCTCGCACCGAGACGCTTCGGAACGTTCACGCCGGGGTAACTGCCGCGTTCGACCAGGCCATCTCGAGAGGCGATATCGATGCCGACGAGCTCGAGAAAGAGTGGATCCACGCGGGCAGCGGTCGGTACTCACGACCCGATCACGTCAAGCTCGACGGCACGACGGTCGGCTATCGCGAGACGTTCGAGGTTGGCGGAGCACGGATGAAGTACCCAGGCGATCCGGCGGGCGGCCCCGACCAGACCGTCAACTGCCGATGCACCTTCGCTACGACGATTAAGGCGGCATAGGCGAAATCGACCCGTCGGCTCGCTACGTCGCACGCTGCGGCCATGGCACAGGCCCAGCGCTACAAGCTCAAGCTATCCAAGCTGCAGTTCTGCTCGCTCGTGGACACGCCGGCGCAGCCGAACGC